AAGTACATGGCGGAGCGAAACGTGATTGCCTCCACTGGATACCCGAAATGCGAGCATTGGGAATTCAAGGCACCGGAAGGCTGTGAAAAAGCTAATATCGTCCTCCCAGGCCCTATCCCAGTAATTCCACCGCTCAATCAGCATACAATCGACGAATTTTACGTATGCGGGGGCGGATCTCATAAGTACGTGGAAACCGAGCTCCATGAGGACTGCACCGTCCAGGTCCTCGAATGCTCCGAATGCGGGCACCTATCGGGAGCATGGTGGCCCGGAAAAAAAGATGATGCGCCTATCATCAAGAACGACCTCCATATATGAGCCGAAACCGCCTCCGGGCGGTATGCCGGGGACAAGCTTCCGGCACTGATGAGGCAGCTGAAGGAGGAATGCACAATGCCATGCGAGCCCTATATCGAAAACGGCCGCGTGAAGGGCTTCTTCTGTTCGCGGAGCCGGAAGCCCAGGCCAGTATGCTATGTATGCGGCCGCCCGGCAAAGTACTTCTGTGACCATAGGACGGGCATGTTCAGTACATGTGACAAGCCAATGTGTGCCGAGCATAGGTACCATGTTGCAGACGATACCGATTATTGTGCGGAACACTACAACGAATTTTCCATCTGTTTGAGCAATCAACGCGAGATCCGCTTGGAGCAGCTGCGCATGGAAATTGAGAGGAGGAACAACGAATGAAAGGACAGGCCATCACAAAACAGGAGATCCGCCGCATCTATGCCCTGGGCGCTGGAGCGGGACTGGTCGAGTCCGGCAATCCGGACGATTTGCTGCATGTTGCCGTGCGGGCTGTAACTGGCAAGGAAAACGTCAGCGCGCTTACACACGAAGAGTATTTGGAGATGCAGCATCACCTGATTGAAAAGATGCAGTATAAAAACCGGGAAAAGCCTCTTGAGCAGCGCAAGCCTACCCAGGCACGCAGCGCCCGGCATGAGGAGCGGCCTGGCGGCGTAACGGCTGAACAGCAGAAAAAAGTTTGGTACCTTATGTACCAACTGCGCGATCGGGATGGCTCTGCTTACAGCCGGGCGACGCTTGGAGAGCGTCTGTGCGGCATTATCCGCAAGCAGATGCACCGTGACTGCACGCCGGAAGAGCCGTTCCGCTTTCTCACTCTGGCCGACGGATGGCGGCTGATCGAAGCGCTCAAGGGCATGGTGGAAAACACCAAGCCCAGGGACGGTGCGCGGCATGCAAAATAACACTGCGTTAGTGAGCGATCGAGCCGTCGCAGATATTGTACGGGTGATCGGCCTAGAGGCTTATCTGGCGCTGGTACGAGAATACGGCGGCTCTACGCTGTACATCCCGACGGCACAGACCAGCGCCGATATTATGGAACAATGGCTGATGAAGGGAGGCATGCCATATGCAGGACTTGGGCAAACAGCTCGCCCTTGAAGATATGAGCAGCGATTACCAGCAGATAGCGGAGCTAGTCGGTATGGACGGCTTCCTGCGGCTGGTAGAGCAATACGGTGGGTACCAGCTTTATATACCGAAATATGAGGGCCTTTTCCGGAACGCGCGGGATGAAGAGATCCGGGCAAGCTTTACGGGCTATAATGTTGAAGAACTTGCGCGCAGGTATAATCTCACCACGCGACACATCCGCTACATAGTCGCCCCAATCCTCAAGCAGGTGAAGGCAAGGCCAATTGATGGACAAATCGGTTGGTTTGGCAAAGGAAATTCTGCATCCGGCATCTTGCCGGAGCCGGACGGCTCTGTTATGATGAAGCAGAATATACAAACGGATCATGAAATCGTCGCAAACGGCGAGTGAAAAAAGTTGTTGAAACGCTTCACGTTGAAGTTTCACATATACGCGCTTTAAGATTGAGCTATAGAGGCTCAATCTTTTTTTGTATAGGCGGTTTATATGGATGAGATTACTCTGGCTATCCCCGGTTTTAGGCATCGTAGCAGGCGTACTTTCTATTGCATTGGCAGTTATCGCTTTTTTCTGAAGCGGCAGATCGCTCGCTCCGACAAGACCGAGGCGGATATCTGTCAAATCAAAGAGGAATTCACGCGAAAAGAAGAACTGGACAAGCTGGAGCGGAGCATCGTCAACCAGGTAGGCAACATGGAACAGCGATGCAATGCCCGACTGGACAAAACAGATGCTGAAATTAAAACCATCCGTGAAAACTATATCACCACTGAAACATTTGTCCGAGAGGTTGGAAAGTTAACATCACAAAACGACCGTATTTATGGGATGCTGCTGGATCTCAGCAGAGAAAGGAAATGAAATGGACGGCACGCTCGACGAACTGCAGCGAATAAAGCAAAAAGTAGAAGCCTCCAGCTTCGCCGGCAATAATGGGGCTATGATCCGTGTCATCAACATTCTTGAAGGCGATTGGATCAGACTCTCCGCTGTCCAGGCGGCGTTGTCAGAACTGGATGCCGCCGAATGGATGGAATCCCTTTCCTATCTGCAAAAGGAAGGGTACATCGCGATACGGTATATCCATTATGATCAGTCCGTCGACGCCTCCAAAGCCGACCCGAAGAAATGCGAGGTATCGCTCACTTCGCGCGGTATGCGCCTGGCGCGCTATATTGAGACTGATCCCGCGGTGCAGGTGTGATGGCCGCCTCGCAGACGTTAACCCCGCGCAAACGCAAGCACGGGATCATAGACGACCTGCCGCCTGAGCTGAAAGATGCCATTGAGCAGATGCTTCTGTCGAATTGCCGGTATTCAGAAGTTGTGGATTTCTTGGCAAATAAGGGGATTAGCATTTCGCCGGCGTCTATCTGCCGCTTTGCGAAGGACTATCACGCCAATGTGCAGTTGCTGAACATCGCTCAGGAGAACATGAAGCGTATGATGGGCGAGATCGATAAGTATCCCGGTTTGGATACCACCGAGGCGATTGTACGGTTGATGTCCCAAAGCGTTTTTAACGCTATTGCCAATCTCGACGACGATGACCTTGCCGCGGTCGACGTCGAAAAGCTGCTCAGAGAGGCAAACGGTTTAATCAAGGCGGCTGCCTATAAAAAGCGGATCGACCTCCAGAACAAGAGCGTCAGTGACGCCGGCATGGATGCAGTCAAGCAGATGGTATTCGATGCCATGGCCCGCGAGCGGCCTGAGTGGTACGCGCAGGTGGTCGGCTTCCTCGAAACGAAGAAAGGGAGCTTGGCTGCAGCCGAAGAAACGGAGGCATAAATGGAGTGGTTTGTGCTGCATGTGCATACCGGCAAAGAACTGGATGTGCGCGACGATCTCCGGGGCAAGGAATATGAGGCAGCCGTACCGCGTGAGCTCTCCATGGAACGCAGCGGCGGCGTATGGCACGAGCGGGTACGCCTGTACTTTCCGGGTTATGTATTCGTTCGTTGTGAAATGGACGAGCGCGACTTCTACGTACTGAGTAAAACGGCAGACGTACTGCGCATCCTGGGCGCACCCACCCCGTTGCCTCCGGACGAAGCAGAGTATATCGAATGGCTGACGCCTACCGACGACCCGCTGGGCATGTCCCACGCCGTGCGCGTCGGTTATAAGCGGATAAAGATCACGAACGGCCCCCTTATGGGCAAAGAAGGATGGATTTTCAAGTATGATGCTCGCGCCCGGCGCGCGCGCGTACAGCTGAGAATGTTCGGTGAGGTCCACGCCATCACAATGGCGTTGATCATAGACGCCCAGGCATAGGGCATAGAAACCTCCTCTATCATTGGGGGCATGTTGGCTGCATGGCATGCCCCCAACCCAACCACAAATTTTGTTGCAGCCGGCCCGGTTGATTCGTCCCGGCCACGGTGAGGCAAAAGGCATAGCGAAGCACAAAATTGCCGTTCAGAGGCAAGTGCCCCGCTATGCCTTTTAAAACCCATTTAACCCCCATTTAAAAAACGCGCAATTTCCGTCAGCGTATGTTTGCCCGTCCGCGTCTTACGCGCCACACAGGGCAAATACGGGGCTTGTTTTGGTAATGCCGGCGATGCACGGTAAAACCCCCCAAAAAGAGGTGATCGATTATGAGTATCCGGCAGGATCAAAATATAGATAAACTCGCATCTACTATCAAGCGAACCACCAGCGGCGCAACCGGACGGACGGCACGACCGATACCCGGCTGCGGGTTTTAACAGAGGAATACTTGCGCGCGGGGAATGAACGGATGCGGAAGGACCTGTTGAAGCTGTATATGGAGGGCACGCCAATCAGGGTGAGGATGGCATCCGTAAAAAACTGGCTGCCATGGATCTCGCGTATTTCGGCCGAGCGTACCTCCCGCACTATTTTTCACGGCCGAGTCCCAAGTTTCATTCCGAGCTTGACGCCCAGTGGCGCGAGGGCGTCCTCAAGGGCATCGTCCCGCTCGGTGATGATGCTAAGCTCATTAATTCCCGTGACGGCTGCCGGCGTGCCACGGCAGCTCCTCGCGGTCACGCAAAATCAACTAACCTTACCTTCAAGGGTACCTTGCATGCCGTGCTCTATCGGTATAAGCGGTACCCCATCATACTTTCCGATACCAGCGACCAGGCCAACGGCTTTCTTTCGGCCATAAAGGAGGAGCTGGAAGAAAACGAGGCGATCAAAGAGGACTTCGGCGATCTGGTCGGAAAGATCTGGCGTGAAAACGTCATTATCACAAAGACCGGCGTCCGCGTCGACGCGATCGGCGCGGGGCAGAAGATCCGCGGCCGTAAACATAAAAACTGGCGTCCGGATCTCATGGTGTTGGACGATATCGAAAATGATGAAAACGTCCGTACCCCGGAGCAGCGGCGCAAGCTGGAAAACTGGTTTTATAAGGCAGTTTCTAAGGCTGGCGATACATATACGGATATCGTGTATATTGGCACGATGCTGCATTATGATTCTCTGCTTGCCAAGGTACTCAAAAATCCGGCATACAGGAGTATCAAATACAAGGCAGTGTTGTCTTTCTCCGCCTCTCCGCATTGGGAAAAGTGGGAAGCCATCTATGTCGATTTGGACAACGAAAACCGAGAAGTGGATGCGAAAGCATACTTCGCGTGCTACCGGGAGGAAATGCTCGCCGGAACGGCCGTACTGTGGGAAGACAAGCTTTCTTACTATGACCTTATGGTGCTGCGCGTTTCTGAAGGCGAGGCTTCATTCAATTCCGAGCTGCAGAACGAGCCTATCAATCCGGATGATTGCCTCTTTAATGAAGAATGGTTCGATTACTTCAATCCGGAAGATGTGGATTTCAGTGCCGCTACATTCCGTTTCTATGGCTTTGTAGATCCATCGCTCGGCAAAACCAAAAAGAGCGACTACAGCGCCATCATGACGGGCGCGCTGGATACTCGAACTGGCTATCTGTACCTGCTGGATGCAGACATTATGCGCCGACATCCGGACGTCATCATTTCTGATATCTTGAACAAAGCTGAATGGCTGCGGAAGACCTATAATAAGCGCTACACGAAATTCGGCGTTGAGACGTGGTTCAATTCCAGTGGTTCCTCAAGGAGGAGCTCGCAAAGGCATCGGCGCGGAACCGAATCTATCTTCCGATCGTCGAGGTGCCACAGAATAGCGATAAGGTGCTGCGCGTCCAGACGCTGCAGCCCGATATTAAAAACAAGTACATCAAATTCCAGCGCAAATTCAAGCTGCTTCTGGAGCAGTTAAAATACTTCCCCATGGCCGACCACGACGACGGCCCGGACGCGCTGGAGGGCCTGCGCACGCTGGCGCAGGGTGGCCGTAAGCAGCGGCTGATCTTGAAAAGTAAGCGAGGATTTGGCCTATGATGGGAGATATTAAGCCGGCAGTCGATCGGCCGGTTGTACTTAAAATGTCTGAAGACGTCGTTGTATCGCCAGCCCTACTCACTTACTGTATTGAAAAATACCGTTCTGAACTGCGCAGATATGCCAGGCTGCAGCGGTATTATCTTACCGAAAACGCGATCACATGGCGGCAGCTGGACGATGAAACCAAACCCAACAATCGCATTGCGCATTCATTCGCCAGATACATTACGCGGATTGCTACCGCTTATTTCATGGGTGCCGGCTTACGCATTGATTGTGAGGATGAGCAGTATAAAGACGCGCTCAACGAGCTCATTTCAAGCAATATGACAGATGTAAAGCACTATGAAGAGGCTAAGGAAATGTCGCAGAAAGGAAAGGCGTACGAGCTCCTTTATTATGATAAAGACGGGCAGCTCAAAACGGCCTTCTTGCCTGCGGAGGAAGTTATCCCAATCTACGGTATGAGCGTGGGAAGGTACTTGACAGCAGCAATACACTTGCGCATAGTCGAGGTATTTCAGAATGGCCGGCCGGTTATATTCGAATACGCCGATTTTTATACAAATACCATGATTATATCTTTTGCCCGTTCTGGTATTTCTGGTTGGCAACAAATAGGCGAACG